TAAATAAGCATGTTAGATTGGGAGAAAAAGTAGACCTGAAGATAACCACGGAAACAACCGTTCAGAATCAGGATATTTTACACTCTGTTCAAAATATCTTTAAGGAGTCGGTAATTACTGACGCTACCCTGGAAATCCGTAGAGTGAATCAAGATTTACATTTTGATGGACCATTTACGGTGTCATCCTTTTCAGATACAGCGGCAACTCCGACGAGCAATCCAGTGACTATTACTCAGGATAATACCCTTATCCTTAACTGGGATACTACGACAATCAAAGACTTAGTATCTTTCCAAAATGGAACATTCGGAAGTTTAACAGGAACTTATAGTGTACAAGCGAAATATACCTTGCTAAATGAACTAATCATAAGTCCACTGTTTTATCTCACAGTGTCGTAAGGAGGTGATTTATGAGATAGTCGTAATCGTACTTTATTGTACGAAGCTCGACGAACCCCTGTAAGTCGATGCCCTTCATTAGAGCATCATTCCAATCTTTAACTTCCGAAGGAGGATGGCAGATGTAAAGGTCTGCCATTCTTTTTATGCGTCTAAGGTAATCAAACTTTCCTACGCCACGTCTTCCCGCATCATCGTTATCATACCCTATAATAATTCTGCCAGTAAAGTCTTTCAACGCCTCTACCTGATACTGTGATACGGAACATCCCATTGTACAAGTAGCGTTAACACCTGTTATCTGGAGTGAGATCGCGTCCAACGGCCCCTCACAGACAACCACGTAATCTTCATCCATGCTGAAAGGATAAAGTATATGAGAAGATTTAGGCCACCCCTCAGAAGGGTTTAAGTATTTAGGAGTCTGATCCCCTAAGGTGCGTGCTTGAAAATAAAAAAGTTCACCATCCTCCTCAAAAGGGACAATCAATCTGCCAGCGTATGGTCCTTTGGTGGATACGTAGTACTTGGAGTCTTCGGTTTCTAGATTAAATAGCTTACGCTCATAAAGGAATGTCCAAGCTTTAAGAATCAGACTGTTATTAGAAGTATAATCCTCAACGGTTACGGGAAGAAGGTGGAGGTCCTCAGCTTCCGCCTGCGGGATTATAGTAGAAGGTTCTAAGTTTTTAGCGAAACTTCCATCAAGCTCTTTAAAGAGTATTTCAGACTCGGCTTGGTTATAAGTTATGCCTTCTAAATATGCGTAGATCTGTAGGAAGTTCCCTTTGTTACCCGACTTAAAACACTGCCATAGACCCGTATCTAAATTGATGCTCATATGACGCTTGAAGTCATTAGGCACAAAAATAGAAGGTACAATTAATTCTCGCTCTCCAGAGGAATATCGAGAATCATCCTTAAACTTCTCTGTCAGGTAGTCTCTAATAACTTGAGGTGCTATAATGTTCATAAATACTATTTCAGAATCTAAATCTAAGACATTCAAGGAATGTCAACTTAAATACCGTTATCGGTATGTTGATCGTATCAAAGAGGAGAGGACAAATACTGACCCTCTTCACTTCGGGTCATACATCCACAAAATCTTCGAGGATGGCTTCCAAGCTAACACGCTCGATCAACTTACTGTTATAGCTGAGAATGTCAAAAAAGACTACACATTCTCAGAAACCTACACTCCTAAGATTAAAGTATGTTTGGAGAACTTTTTAAGATTCAACGCTACACTGGCTGAGACAGTCTCAACTGAAATGGTTTACGAGATTATTTATGATAAGGAAAAAGATCTAAAACTAAATGGGATCATTGACCGAGTTATCAAAGGAAAGGACGGAGGGTATCTTATTATCGATTATAAAACATCCAAGCGCGAAAGCACTGAGCTAGACATGTATCAAGATAGACAGATGATGGGATATGCCTACGCCATCCATAAGAAGCTGGGGGTGTCCCTAGCTAACATATCTGTTGCCCACTACTACCCGCTGACAAATAACTTTGTAGCTTGTAAGTATTCCCCGAATCAGATCAAACAGTATCTAAAGGAGAAGGTTGATCAGATGTGGAAGATACGCAAGATGAAGAAGCCCGACTTCAAGGCCATGCAAAACCAGTTCTGTAATTGGTGTGGCTACAAGAACCTGTGTCCTGAGTTTAATTCTGGGCTGGTGTGCGAGCAAAGGCTCCAAGCACTAAAGGATGCCAAGAAGACTAAAAAGAAAAACTAAGGCTACCCCTCCAAACAGTAAAGATAATCCTAGGAAGTATATGAAGCCAATCAAAGCTGCAAATCTAGGATTATTTTCTGCTATAACATAGGCAGTGATAAGGTCTTCTAGATCATTATTATCGGGAATTGTCATTTATAATCAATGGGTAGTATATAAGTATGTCAATAGAATCAAAAAAGTTGTCTACTTGGTCCCCAGAATATCTACATTTCTTTGTTAGATAATTGTAAAGACTACTTAGTTTAATAATCTTCTGCTTGGTTAAGGATTCAAGAACCTTTATTTGAAAATGTTTAATAAATTTTTCAGAGTACTTGTATCTCCATTTCTCTACAAAGTCCTTGTGTAGAGTAAAATTAATTAAATCCATAAAATCTATTAAATCTATATCGGTATTCATGTTTATTATATGTTCTAACTATTAGAGGTAGCAATGCGTGAATTTTCAAAAGAAACTACGAAATTTTTAAGTGGAATAGGAGAAAACCAAAAAAAGTTCCTTTCTCCCTCTACCCCCAGTGCAGACAGAATGACTCCTGGAGATATCATTATTTTTAGGTATTACTTAGGAGTGGGTGAAGGTAGCAGGGGACAGCGTACCTGCTTAATAGTTAAAAGCAGACGGGGAGATGGTACTTTCCCAGGAAAAGAGGGTACTTTGGTTTCTTGTTTTAGACTAAATAATGGTAGTTCTGCGGAAGTTATAAATGTTATTCTAGAGAACCTATATAAGAAGAGACGAAGGGCTTCTTACTACGGAAAAATTAAAGAAAGCCTTATTTCCCTATTAGGCTTAGACAGTTACAGAACTTATAAGCTTACTAAAATGAAAAGCATATGGAAAGTTCAATTAGGTAGTTAATATGACAGCAATACCCCCAGCAGGAAACAACGACCAAGCCTTGAAGGATTTGCTTAAAGCAATGCAGGACGCTAATACTCTCGCCGAAAACGCTGAAAAAAGGAGAGTAGCGGCGGAAAAAGCACGTTCAGACGCAAAGGATGCAAATAAAAAACAATCCGCTCAGTCTCAACTTAGTAGAAAAGCTTTACTAGGTGTTAATAAGCTTCAATCAGTGACAATGAAGCAGCTTAACTCTGCTTTTCAATCCTCCTTAAAGATGCAAGAGAGAAGCTTAGGGAGAGGCATGGGACTGAGTAAAGTTTTACAGGAAACTACTGCTCAACAAACACAACTTGCTGGTACAGTGACGGGGTTTGGAGAGGCTGTGGAGATCGGCTATGAGCAGTTCGAAAGTGGTTTGAAATCAAGCAATGCTGCCACAAACCAGCTTGCGGCCTACACGAAAGTTACAGGTGGAAATTCTCTTAAACTTTTAAAAAGCATGTCTAAGCTTACTAAAGGAATGAGCCTTAGCACTGAGCAGGAAACTGCTTTGATGTCTTCCGTCCAGGGACTATCTCAAAACTATAAAATGACTTCCGAGGAGTTGATGGATTCTTTAGGAGGTTTAGAGAAAGGTATGAGGGCATTCAAACTCATGGGAGTTGGAGCGGAGATGGCAGAGGCTGGTGTAAAGATCAGTGCTGCTTTAGGCAAGCAAGGTGGGGATATGGGTACCAAGCTATTAGAAACCCTGACCTCAGCCGAAGGACAGTTTACGGCAGCAGCCCTAGGGGTCACTCAAGAGCGATTAGCTTTACTAAAAGGAGAAGGGGACGCTACTCAGAATGCTTTACAGATGGTAGTTAAAGCTGGCACTATAGCTAAAGATCGAATTGATCAAATGGTTAGGGGAGGGGCTGACCCTGCTGTAGCTATTGCGGCTTTAGAAAAAACCATGGGGCAGGGTTTCGGAGATGCTGCACTCGTCTTGGAGCAGCTAGAGAAAGAAGCTGGTAGCTTAGGTATAAGTTTAGGGGAACATGTTAAACGTGTCGGGGAAAAACAAGAACTAGATAAGAACTTTAATGCAAGTTGGAATAACTTTGTGTCACAAGTTTTCAGTCCTCTAAAAGAGACAGTGATGAAGCTGACCTCAGGATTCTTAGACTTTATAACAAATAATAAAGACATGGCAGTTAAGATCGGGAAGGTAATTGTCGCCCTCGCAGCATTAACTTCAGCCATTGTTGCCGCTAGTGCCACCCGAAAGTTAATGAGTGTAGCAGGCGTTACTGGCAAAGGCGGCATGATGAGTTCAATGATGCCACTTCTTAAAAGATTCGGTACTATAATCCTCACGGCTTTCAAAGCGATCCCAGGAATCGGATGGATCGTTGCAGCTATTGTAGCAGTCGGTGCGATAATCTACCACTTTAGAGATGAAATTGCTGATTTCTTTATAGCAGGATGGGAGATCCTTAAAAATGTAGGAACTTATATTTGGGAAGGTATTAAATGGACAGGAAATTATATTTACGACGGTGTTAAAACTTATATCACGGGGATGATTAATATTTATAAAGTAGTAGGAACTAAGATTAGGGAAACTATGAAATGGGTAGGAAACTATATTTGGGACGGTATAACTAGTCTTCCTGGGAAGCTCATTAACGGTATATGGGAAATTATGAAATGGGTAGGAGAAAAAATAGCTAATGCTTTTAGCTTCTTTGGGGAAGATGTTGAGGAACCCAAAATAGTGGGTTCCAAACAAGATAACAACTCCGCTCAAAAAGTTTCACAAACTACTGCACAGATTAGAGAGATTAAATACCTGGATTCGGTTTCTTTAAAAGCGGGAGCAGGACAAAGTGCGTTTTCCAATATGCAAGCGGTTAAAGTACTTGAGGAACTCAAAGAAGCTCAACTAGTGTCTAACGCAATTGCTGCTCAAGGAGTAGAGGCTACAAATAACGTAAATAAACCTTCCCCACGACAAGCTCGCACTGGGAGTAGACGCTAATGGTATTACCCGTAGGACCTTTGCAGCCGAATGATGCTCCTTGGAATGGGGGGGTACCTTTAAATGGACCCAACACTACAAGTTTGCATGAACCTGATTCTTACTATAAGATGTTTAGGAATAGATACTTACCTGAGAGATCTAGAATTGAATTTCATTATGGAGGCCAAGATAACACAATTGTATTCCTTCCTTTTTATGAAAATCCTACAATTAGTGAATCACAGGCAGCAAATTACGCAGACTACAACCCAGTGGGAAGAGCAGGAAGTTTGTATGCTTACTTAGGTTCAAAGTCTAGAACCTTTAAAGTAGAGATGACCTACACCCTTCCTCATCTTGCCATGCATGAGATGGGAATAAACAGGTTTATGCGAGTGTTCTCTAATGGAGGACCACAATCAGAAAAAGCTTTATTTACTCAATCTTCTAACTTCAGTGCAAATCCTGTAGTCGGAGATGCTAATAAATCTTTATCTTTGGCTGTTAAAAAAGCTTACTTCGCACTTAAAAATGATGCAAACAGTACGGTCACTCAGCCGAATGGTACAGGTTCTAGTTTCCTTAATGACATTGGGAATAGTACCCCAGAGCTATTAGCTTCTATGAACCCTGATGAATCAAGCAAGATACTAGATACTTTATTATTTTTCATCGCTGTTTTAAGAACTTCTGTTGTTAACAATGCTAGTGATCCCATGCAAGGACCTCCTCTTCTTAGACTAACTTTCGGAACTTTGTATCAAAGCGTTCCGTGTATATGTAAACAGTATTCTCTTAAGTTTGAAGAGGAGAGCGGTTACGATCTAGAAACTCTAACCCCTAGAAGAATTAAAATTAATCTAACTTTAGAAGAACTAAGAGTAGGCGATTTCCAAGAGTACGCTCCCGCAGTAATAACGCAGCGGGATAACTTAACGGGATGGGAGAGCGCAATCAATTCTCCATACACTGTGGATCCTCTCCCAGCCGCAGGATATTGGGCAGATAGCTAAATGGATAACAGAGTAACAAAAAATAGACCATCGGCGGGTGAAGTAGAAATTACGCATAAGGGTAAGATATTTCGAACTTCTGTAGGAAGTAGAAGATATGAGTCCAAATACTCTGGGGATAATAATACTCAGGCCCTAGGTTTTATTAATGGTAATATACCTTCTGGGTATGCTCACCGACCTGATTTAATTTCTAATCTTTTTTACAATACTCCTACTCAATGGTGGGTAATTTGTGAAAGAAATAGTATTTTTGATGTATTCGAACAGCTTGATTCAGGAAGTGCCATTCGTATTCCTAAATAACTATTATATATTATGAATGCTCCTGCTATTAACATTGTAATGACCTATCGCCCTGAGATAATGATGGCTTTTCAAGCATCTCATTCTTTTAAGGAGTTTGAAGAGGAGAAAAAAAAGCTAGATGCTGCCGATAGAGCTAGCGGTAAAAAAGCTCATACCTATATATTCAATAATTCTCCTGCGTCAACTTTTTTAAAGCTTCAGCATTCGCTTAATAAGACTGACGGTATGTTTCTAGAGGTTGAACTTATAGATCCTCAAGGACTCTTCGAGGAAGCTATGCTCGATAACAGTGTTGAGGCTATGCTACCCATTGAAGATAACCCGTTAGCGGCTAGAATTAAAACGCTACAGAGAGATAAAGAGGCTTTAAACGCCGAGGCTCTTGAACTAAAAAGATCTATGGATCATAAGAGAGGTCCGACCAGTTGGATATCTTCCAAAGAGCGAAAATCTCTGCTTGGATCCATTGCGGACAAACAGGCACAGATAACTTCAGAACTTGTTAAGTTAGAGGATGTTAGCCAAGAAAATTTAGGAGAAAATGTTTTCTTAAAAAGAAGGCAGCAGGAGGCATTGAAAGAGGGTGCTACTTCTCAATTTCAAAGACCTTTATATGTAACCTATGGAATAGGGGATAACTTACTAGACTGGAGTCGGCCCCAATGTTTTGGAAACATTTTTTCGGTAAAATACTCCTTTAATGGTTCAGGGGCTAGAAAGTTATCCTTGAAGATGGGTTCGGCAACACATCCAAATCTTCTTGTCGGGGAAGGATTATCTGTGTTTGGGGAAGCCTTTACAAAAGGTCTTCTAACTAAGGGATCTTCGGATCCTTTATTTAACAAAGATCAAACAAAGTCTCAAAGAGAAAACTACAAAAAATATTTAAAGGCAAAAAACAAGAGATTGCCTATGGAGGTGTTTGATACTGTTGACACCTATATTAATGCTTCAAAGCCAAGT